GTCTTGCGGAAATCTTTCCACATCCTCAAAAAGGGTACGGGGTACTTCTTTCTTCCCTATCTTTAACCAACTTTTTTAAATAATCTGTGTCAAGCTCTCCTGCATCTGCTTGCTTATGATGCTCAACGCAAAGACAAATCAAATTATAATCATCCAATAACTTGTTGCTGTCCTCTTTTATCTTTACAATATGATGTACTTCAAGATCATTGTAAGTTAATCTCCCTTGATCCCTGCAAACCTCGCAAAGATAATTGGCTCTTGCTCTTATGTCTAATGATTTCTGTGTCCACTTGTTTGTTGATCTCAGTTTGCTTTCATCTGTTGATTGTTTGATTATGTTATTGACTTTGCACTTATATCTTGTGTCATGTATCTTTCCACATTTAGAACAAGTCTTATACATGGTTATCTTTTAATATCTGTTCGACTTTTCTCATGATCTTGTTATAGTCATATCCTGCATTAGTTAGTTTAATCTGCCGTTGCTCTCCTGACCCCCACTTGCCGGCTATTACTTCCTCAGCGATCTTCTGCGTCAGGTTCTTCACCTGATTCGGTTTCATCATTGTTGCCACCTTTTAAATTCTTGATACCGCTAAATAAACCGCAAGCTGATAAGCCTAAAGCTAAACCCACTAATACTGATTCGGTTACCGTTCTGCCTAAGCTGACATAATAAACACCGTAACCGCATATTAAACCTAATACAACATCAACAATAGGAATAAACCTTTTCTCTAAGCCTAACCTTTTGATGATCTCGGCTAAACCTATAATGATAGCCACCTGAGCAATTGGTGTTAATAAGTAATTAATTAATTCGTTTGTGTCCATATTTACCCTCCTAACAAAGAAAACCCTGAATTAATCAAGGTTTCTCTGTGTAAACGATTATTTCAAAAAGGCTGTGTACTTTCCACATAATAATCATACATCTGTTTTTCTCTCATTTTCTATCATCTTTGCCTTTTTCTTGATTTTATTAACCATCCGGTAAACATGTGATTCTGAGTAATGCATTATCTTTGATATTTCCCTTGTGCTTTTGCCATCCATCCATTTAAGAACAAATATAATATCGTACTTGTCCTTTGACCGTCTCAGGCTCTCCAAACTGAGCAAATACAATTCATGTCTGTCATTCATGATCTCCTTTGCCCGTTTCAATCTTTCATCAATCTTTTTTCGTTCAAGCTCGATGATGTAGCTTTCAATCTTGTTCTCCGGAGAGCCTCCGCTCACTCGCTCCTGATCCATTACCGGTGATTTCGGCTGTGTCCTCTGAAACAAAAGCTCTTTCTCATTCAGGATCTTATCAACTTCCTGCATTGACAGTATGTATTTATTTTGGATATCCAAATAATCTAAATAAACCATTTTACTTATTAATCAGACTTATAACTATAAGTGTTAAACAAATAATTGCTGTGATTACAACTCCATTGCTCATCTTTCATCCCTCCCTGCGGTCATCAGAGCCACCATAACGAATCCAAAACAACCGCCTATTATTAATCCTAAAACAAAACTCATTTATTCCTCCGCTTCTAATACTTGATACACACATAGCACCTCGGAAAAATTGCAATACATCGGCTTTATGTTTTTAAGACCTTTCCACTCTATGTTTGTTATTTCGCCTGTTAGGTTGCTCTTCGTAACTGTAAACTCATCGCAACATATTGTTATTTCTTGTCCACCTTTGAAGAGTATTTTCATTTTCGCCATCATTATTCCTCCGCTTCCAATATCGTTGGTGCATTGTCTATTTCGTCAATTGTATCCTCAAAAGCATACGCCCAAGATATTGGGTGTACTTTTTGATTCCACTCGCATTTAGCCATATCTTCAAATACAGTTTTCAATGCACCTGCATCTTTTATATCTCCATGTCCCTTCGGGATTTGAATGATGTCTGCTTGCGGATTCGGTATGCTATATACCTTTTGGCTACTTTTGTTTTCAATTATAACAATTACCTTGTCTATGTCTATTGGCAAATCAATCCCTTTAAGTATTATGCTCATTCCTCATCAACCTTTCTTGGCGTAGTACCGCCATCATCTATCATTATTCCGTACTCGTTGAACTTCCGTCCGCACTTGCCACATTGATAGCAGATCCCATATGTTATCTCCTTGCATTCTTTGGCTACTGTGTAATCAATTATCATTTTATCCCTCCTCCTTTGCCCAATGTCTGCACCAACAGTCAAAATTATCTATATATCCGATATAGTGTCCGTCGATGTCGCATATACATCTTACATATGTACTCTTTGGCATTCTTTTATTATGCTCGCAATTGCAACATACTCTGTCTTTCCCCTCGTGTCCGCTATATATCTCCATCGGCTCTCCTGTTCCATGCATTAATAACTGGTTTGAACACCTTATCATCGTTTTTCACTCGCCTTGGAATGACATTTGATGGCATACTATAAATCGCTGTAGCACCGCCACAACCTTTACACATAATAAATACATTATCTTTGCCATTACTTTGTATTCTTTTTATTTCTGCTTCACCGCCACAGAACGGGCATGGCTTTAATATATCTCCCATATCATTCTCCTTTCATTGGCTTTAGTTCCTTAACAAGCATCTTTTGGAATCGTTGCAAAGCCTTGTCAGTTTCCTTCTCTGTGAGTATTCCATACATATGCAATGCGAGAATATTGTCACCTATCTTTTCAAATTTCTCTCTGTTTTCCTTGTTTATGGTGAATCCTTGTGCATTCGCTTGCTCCTCATAACTTGGGACAGCCCATCCGTGTCTAAATTCTATTACTCCCATATCATTCTCCTTTCAAAAGCCTTATAAGGCATATCTCCCCTCTGCACTCGGGACAGTATGAGGAGTATTTGAGCCAACAACATTCATAGTTCATGTCATTCTCCTTTCAACATTACGCCACAGTTCGGACAATATTTAGTCAAGTGATAACACGGGCAAGGCTTCTCACATTCCGAACAGATAAAATCACTCACACTATATCCCTTATCGCCTCGTTCTATCGGAATCCAATGAGGCTTGCTCTTCAGCATTGAAATTTGCTCGTTCATTCCTCACCTCATATCGTCAGTTTAAGCTCTGCGGATTTTACATAGGTAACGAGTTCGTCATCGTCAAACGGTATCAATGTTCCATCATCAAGGGAAACCGCTTTGCCCTCTATTTGTGCCTTAATATACACCGCACCGTCGCACATGAATACCTCTCCGTTCTGTAACGCCAAATATTTGATGAGTGTGCTATCCTCGTCTATGTCATATTTTATTCTTGCCATCTTCAGCCCTCCTTATAAGTTCCCCGTTCTTATATGCATTCCATATCTCTATCGCTTCTTTTCTGTTGATATATTCGCATTCCCACGCACCGCATCTGTTATCGTTAGATCCTCCGAATGGTTTTGCGTGGATGCATGATTCACATCTTTCTTTATCTGTCATGTTTCCCTCCGAACGATACTGTTGGTTCGTCAACTGTATATGTATCTTCTTCCTCACCATCCAACAATTTTCTGATCTTATAACCGCATATAGCATGCACCGTTATTCTGACCAATTCATCATAAACCGGAACAACCATCTTTGTTGCTATATCGTATTTAGTTATTTCTTTCCCACAATAATCGCACTTCATCTGAAACAGCTCGCAATCTCTAAAGGTTCTTCCTGATAGACAACTAACTTTTCATCCATCTCGTCAAGGATCTTATTAAATCTTTTTTTCTGCCATGTAGAGAAATTGGATTCATTGATCTTCTTTCTAACTGATCTCATTTCATGCTCATATGTCGCCCTTGATATTATTGTATTTTTTACTTTAGTCATTTCAGCCTCCTAAACATAATCTTCAAACTTTTCGCAACTCTTAAATATAAACTTGCTGTTGCACCATCTTTGCATTCGCTTTGTAATTTTCGGTGCATTCGGTTTATCATAAATCATTACATAAGGCGAATAATCAAGCTCCCTTAATTTATATATTCTTTCCAAATCCTGATCATGTGTTGTATTAAAATTCGTCAATACATACACCGTCAGTTTCCTGACATCCTTGTTTAAATACTTCCTAACCTCTTTAAGCTTTTCATAAGTTTTAAATTCATAATTATCCCATGCGAAATGGATCATTTTGGTTTTTATCTTGTTTAATTGATTTGCCTTTTCCTCAGTAAGAAACCGGACATCCAATCCCTGACAAAAATCAACCCATGCTTTAGATTTGATAAGATCATTAAACAAATCCATACAATCTTTTGATGCTGTGATATTCGGATCAAGTAAAACAATGTTCTTTTGTCCTTTCCAAAACTCACTCAGATCCGCAACCTTATGTGATTTTAATCCCTCTTTGTCTCCTACTATGCAAAACGGGCAATGCCTCGGGCATCCTCTAGTTAAAAATCCATAAGCCGTGTCTTTTATCCCATAAAGGGAATAGTCAGGATATATATGCTCTATTTCATATGGCAAAACATTTTTTATATCATACCCAGTACCCCCCACTATTACTTTTTCAGCATTAATCGCCCACTCGATCTCCTTAGTGTATGTGTCGTCAAAAACTTTAGCCTTATAGACAATGTCGTAATGCTTTAAACCGTTCCACCATTCGACTTGATCTCCCTTGTTTTTGTGATATGCGGAAATTTTCATCAATGGCAAATTAGGGAAATTGTGGCTGTCAACATCAATCAAACCTATTTGCATTACTTTCTGCTCCTTGTTTCAACGACTTTGTTGCCTTTTTCTTTCATGACATCTTCGACTATCTTGACATCCCTTATGAGCTTACTTAGATAAATCAATACTTTTTCTCTTTCCGCACTCATTGAGGATGTTAATTTATTTGTTCTGTAATCTATTACCCTCTTCAGCACTTCCTCAGGATAATCATATCTCATCTTGTATGTATGGCTCGGATCTTCGCATTCAAGCTCGTACCATATCTGCCCATCATTAGGATCTTTATAAACCTTGATATCCGGAATAGACAAAACCAACTTTTCAAGTTTTGTTTTCGGCGTTCTGCTCTTTATAACGGATGAAAACTCCATTCCATCATCATAGGCTTTCTGTAACAGATCCTGAATCTCATGGCATACCTTTAACCTTGTTTCGTCGCCTTTTTCTCTCGCATCATCCGCATAATCGAACAATGCATCCCAAAACTTTCCTATCATTTTTTCTCCTTATACTTGTCATAGCTGATGATGATCACTAAGAGTGTAGCCACAACCCCAACTATAACTCCTACCGCAAAACTTATAACGCAATTCATTTAAGCCTCCAATCTCTTGATGATCTCATCAGCCGTTAACCATCCCTCAACACTATCGCCAACATCTTTTGACACGATTGATCCCATGACTTCCAATAAACCTTGCTCATAACCATAAGAACCGGTATGGCATACCGCATCCCATATTGGCTTTTCATCGTCATAGACAACTATCTGATGAAAGTCTAGAGTCTTTTCAGTTTTCTCTCTGTCGTTTCTGTCGTACTTGACACCATGCTCTTTCAGGTATTTTTCAAGCTTATTCAGTTCTTCCATATTCTCTCCTTATATCGTCATACAATTTAGAACAAATATCATAGAATTTGCATGTATGCACTCTGTGATAAACTTCATCATTGGCATATAAATCTGTTGTATCAACTCTGAAAAATTTGCATCTCTCAGCGCATTTTTCCGTTGCGGTCTTGACTTCAATTAGCATAATTCCACCCTTTATCCTTTGTTAATACTCCCATCAGGTACTTAAAAGGATCTTCAATCTTCTCATCAGTTTTCTTTGCCTCTGTGTACCTTATAAGCTGTTTGAGATTTGATCCTGCCTCCTGACACATTCCATCAAGAAATTTCATTTCGTCAACTGACAGCCTATTAATTAATTTATTATTAGATAAATCGTCAATATCTAATTCTTTATCTTTATCTATTTCTTTATCTGTGTCTTGACCGTCATTGATTTCCGCACTATCTGTCATTGACATGTCATTGACATCTTTATTTTTCCGTCTTGCTCTTGATTCTCTTTGTTTCTGCCGGTTATATTCTCGGATCTCTGCCATCTTATCTGCGTTCTGATATTCTTCCCAATTAGCTACGGCATAAAACCCATCTTCCTGAACCACCATGCCCAACTTGAGAAACTCAGAAAAGCCTTGTTTGACGATTTGAAGCTTGAAACCTAACTCATTGGGTAAATCCTCCAATGTATACGGCAAGCTGTCTGTAATCGACAATTTACCGTCATTATTGGCTTTCCCTGCCAATGACAATACCATGATCCACAACAAAGCATATTCATTGCCTTTTGGTAAGTTCCTCAGGTATTTGATCTTTCGGCTGTCGTACCAATCAATATAGATTTTTATCCAACTGACCTCACTCATTAGTTTCTCCCATATTCCTTGCGATATCTCTTTTCCTCTTCAGCTCTCATCTGCCTTGCTTCACCGCTTGCACCATATACAAGAGGCATTTCTGCTTGTAATTTCTGCCTTGTTCTTCTGATAGATTCAAAGCTCGGCAATTTCAATGCTTTGTGGTTTAGCATAGTCTCAAAAAAGCCTGCTCCTGAAACGCCATAGTTTTTGTCGTAGACCAATGCTATTAAGACGAAATCATCATCCCTCGCCTCGGGATATTCTGCCAAAATTCTTTCAACCATGTTCTTTGTTTTTTCCATTTTCAACCTCCATGATCTCTAAAATGACCTTGAAATCTTTTTCATATCCGAATGAATCAGAGAATTCTGTTACATATTTTCTGCTGTCGTCTTTCAATTTGTGTTGATTGACTAACGCATCCAATATGAATTTTTTTGCAAATGCGATGTTGTCAAGATCCCTCTTCTTATTTCCCTCTATCCAATGAAAATGTATTTTGACCGGTGTTTTAAACTCAGGTAATCTGTTTATGAAATATCCGATGTCGTTCTGCACCTGAGCTTTTAAATTAGCGCCGGCATATCTGTTTCTTCTGCACTCATTGACATACTCATTTAAGCTTGGGAATTTATATGGTATCTCACAAATAACTTTTGCCGAATGTTCTGATGAAATCTTCTCTTGACCCATTCTTTTCCTCCCATACATGCTGAGCATACTTTTTTAGAGCTAAATCTCTTTCGGCATTGAAATGGATTCCCTCATTGCTTAAGTTATGATGATATCCGCATAAGTACACCCAACATCCTTGTTTCTCTGATGTTGCTCTTCTTCCTGCACCGTAAAAGATGTGGTGCTTGTGTAGGTTTCTCTCTGTCTTACAGATGAAACATCTTCTTGTGTTGTCGATTATTGATCTCAAAACGGTATATCCTCATCTATTGCTGTGAAACCCTCAGGCTGAAACTCTTGCTGTTCTTCTTCATGTTGTTCTTCTGTTTTTTGTTCCTTTTTCTTGTCAAGGAATTCAACACGATTTGCGTTTACATCCAATGTATATATTGTTTCACCATGTTTGTTTTCATAATGACCTGATGCCAAATAGCCTTGAATGCCTACCAATGATCCTTTGCCAATATACCTTTCACAATTTTCAGCTTGCTTATCAAATACCGTTATATTGATAAAATCGGTTATCTTGTCCTCATCTTTCTTTTTAGTTCTGTCTGTTGCAACGGTGAATTTACATACAGCCATGCCCGATGTTGTGTATCTTGTTATTGGATCTCTTGTCAATCTGCCCACTAGCACAACACTATTCATTTAATGCCTCCTTAACTAATTCCATTGCCATTTCTTCATTAATGGGAATTGGTACGAATTTTCTTCTGTCCTCTCTGAGATGAATGCCTCTCAGAAATTTGACCTCTGTACCATAGCATTGCTGAAATGCTATCCTATAAAGATTTAGCTGATAAAACAAATATTCCTTATCAAGAGCCGATGTCCTTTTGATGTCTGCCAATCCGATTTCGCCATTAAGAGTGATTACCATATCTAATCTGCCTGCGGACACCGGCTCATTATCCATGAAGAGGATGACGGGAATTTCATTTTCCAAAACCTGAAACTTGTATAATCTCTGCAATACTTTAAAATTTCTCAGTTCCTTTAAATCGGATTCCTTGCCATCTCTGCACCATGCTTCTATAGCTTCATGTACTTGTGTTCCTGCCTCTGAAGCTCTTTCAAGTGTAATTCTATCGACATGATCATATTTATTTCCAAACTTTACTTTGAGAAGCTGAGTGATAGACGGAACAATAACACCATCAACCAAATAGACATGACCATCTTCGATATATTCAAGCTCATGACCTTTGATTATCATTTTTTCAACCTTATCCTTACACTTGATTTGACCGGAATTAATGAAATGTATTCATCGTACATATCCGGATGCTCTTCTTTGAATTTCTTTGATTCAAATTTCTCACGATCACTTTCAGGAATGTAATTGATCAAAATATCCTCGGTATCTATCTTTATTATGTTATGTTCTTCCATAGCCTTTAAAATCGCACTTTTAAGCCGTTTTTCTTCCTCATCGATGAGTTTTACCTTTCGCTCATATTCGGCTAACTGAAAAGCGATTTCGCTATCTAAAACTGGTTTATTATCTATTATCTTTATTAATTCCATACTCATTTTTTATTCTCTCCATTTCTTCCTTTGCTTCATCTTCCCTTAGATTCTTTGTGGTGTAATATCTTTTCGTATCTAAGGCACAAAGAAAATGATTTATTGCTGAATCGTCAAACTCTAAACCGCCTTTATACAGATTAAAACTTGCACCCTGATATAAAACATTCAACAAAACACCGTAATTCAGACTATTGCTTACAAGCTCAATATATTCTTTTTTCGTAATGGTTATCGTTGCCTCACTCATTACTTGCCACCTTTCCATCTTTCGATAAGCTCAGAAGCTTTGCTCATCGATATCTCATCGAGGCTGTTGATATTATTCACCTTTAACAGTTTCTCAAGATTCTCTCCGGTATACTTTGAGGCGAGATATTCTATCTGTTTCGGTGAGGCTTTTCTGTAATTCATCTTAGCTGACGGTGATTCTTTTTCAGGATCGTCGCCCGTCGCTACCATGAATGTGTTCGCAAGGAAATATTTCAATGCTCCGGTGTAGGCTTTGTACCCTGCCTTATCTCCTTTATCGATTCCCTCTCCGGTGATTACGGTGTCCTCACCAAACCCCGTATCGATGTCAATCAAAGTAAACTGTATCTTTGGCATTCTGCCGTTAGCTTGTTTCTCAGAGCCTTCAAAAGTATTGTATTCAAGTTCCGTGAATTTAAGTTCTAACCCATGTTTGCTGAATAATTCAGTAAACAGTTCCTTGTATTGTGCCTCTGAAAAGTATGTGTAATGGTCATAATCGTTCTTGCCTCCCTTTTTAAGCACACCTTTTTCACAAAGCTCTTTTCTTAATGCGTTCTTCTTTTTCTGAAGTTTCACATTGTATTCCATCATTTTCTCTTCCAAGATCATATCCATCGCTATTTCCTTTCTGCCTTAATTTCCAAAATCGCACAATATCCCATAAATAATGTAATGGGCAACCACAACCAAATGCTCTTAACGAGTCCTGCCATCAGTTCATTCAACATGCTGTTACCTCCATTTCTATTTCTTCAAGAATGTGATAATATGCCATGCAAGCATCATGATTTTCTGTTACCGGTTTCTTTTCTTTAGTGCAAATATGCCACTTTGTTCTTCTGTCTTTGTTTTTCTCAAAGAACGGGCAATCAGGACAATGATGTTCACCATGTTTGATGATGATTTCCTCATCCTCATTTTCTGCAACCGATACTGTCGTTGTGGAATAAACTATTGCATAGAACCGATTCGATTCGCTGTAATGGATCTTGCTGATATCGGCATCAGTTTCTAGCAACGCCTTATTCAGTTCTCTTTCAAAAGCTAAGGCATTATCCTCATCGATCACCCTTGCTTTTGATCTCCTTGCGTACTTCATACCTTTCCTCCTAATAAAAAAATCGCTTACTATTGTAAGCGATGTTAAAGCATGTTACTAATTTCTCAAACTATTCCATTTAATCATAATTTTGGGAAATGTTATGCCTCATTTTTTTAACCGCCCTCAGGCGGTCTATCGCTTACATGTTTATTATAAACTTCTCAAATATGGTCTGTCAATAACGAATTTTGAAAAGCCGGATTTTACTCCGGCTTGATATCTTTCTTGATTAGCTCTTTAATATATCCTTGTTTATTATCGACTTTTTCTAATGCTTCGATTATATCTTTATCATTTTCTAAATGCAATTTCAGCTTGATCTGTTTTGTGTGTGTTTTTTCATATTTAGCCATCGCTCTTTTTTGCGCTTCAGTAATCATTTTAATCCTCCTGATGTAATTCCTCAATTTTTCTGAAACAAACCCAACAAGCCGAATAGCCTCTTTTTGTCGCTTCTTCAACTGTTACCAATTCCCATTCAGGACATGATCCGCAACCGACATATTGATGATAATATTCACCATCAGGAGCTATCAAACACATATCATCTAAAATCGTGCCATACGGGATTTCTTGGATATTACCGTCTTTGTCTCTAGCTATAACCGTAGGTATGATTCTTTTCACCGGCTCAGGTTTCCAAAGCTCTTCACGCATAGGAATCGGCTTGACCTGATGTGTAGTTTTCTTCTTGAACAGATCCTTTAGCTTCATTTTGTTCCTCCTTATTTTTTAAACACTCTTAAAAATGTATAATTGCCTCTTTTTGTCATTACATATTTTTTATTATCAGCCTCAATCTCATAGTTATAGAAACCGCCATAATCGCCTCTGCAATATATCGCTTTCATATATTTATAGCAAATTTCAGCTTGCTTTTCAGTTAAGATGCATTGATTAGGATATTTGGGATTGTTCATTCTTTTTTCAAGATTGGGTAAAAATTCATTTTTAAACCAAGCCATTTTATACCTCCTAACCGGATGAGGCTTAAAGCCTCATCCTTACATCCTCTCATGTACTAATGTTCTTACATGCAATCTCTGAATGTTATATCCACCGGCATATATGCTTTCAACTTCCGCTTTTCCGGTCTTGCCGTAAACTATACCATTAAGTACAGCACCCATGTTGCCATCTTCGACCCTCAGATCATCCCAACTTGTGATCTCACCGGTTATCGCTTTCACCCTATTGTATAAGTCGAGTATGATCAGCTTTGAATCTCTGAGATTGTTTTCATGGATTTGCTCATCTGTTGTATACATGCTTTCATATGCATTGTATGAATACTTGTGAACAAAATCCTTATAGCTCATTTCTTTATATTTTGCCTTGAGCATTTCTCTCCATGCTATATCCCATGCATCCCATCTTCTTGCAAGCTCTTCCTGAAATACTTTCATTGCTTCAGGGATCTCTCTCATAAACATGTTTTCCTTTTCTATCTCACCGGCAAGCTGTTTCTCATACTTTTCAACTAAAGCCTTGATTTCAGGGATCTCTTTGTTGATTCTTTTAATATCATCTGTTAAGTTTTCGATTTCACACATTGTCCAATATACATCGTGATGAGCTTCTGTGTCCATTGCCTGATATTTATCACCATCAGGATCATATCCTAACTTTCTAACGATGTCTTTTTTCTTTTCGATTAGCTTTGTTTTCTTTTCGATTGTTCCGTATTTCTTCTCGATCTTTGTGTTGTTCTTTTCAATTCTTTCTTTTAATGTTTCGATCTTCATTTTTATACCTCCATAAAAGCGCTA